ACCCGGAGGTGAACGGATTGACTCCGGGCCACTAGCTGTAATCGTGGACATTGACGATACTCTGATTCGAGATGGACAGTTAATTCAAAAGACCTACAATTACTTAGATGACATGGAAGATACTGAAATCTTTATCGTCACTGGTCGCAACGATTCCACAAGAGATGAAACGGTTGCAGAACTTGATGCTTTAGGCGTGGACTATGACCGTCTGTTTATGAATCCCGGTAGCACTGCTGATACACCAGCGTTTAAGAAAGCAACTGCTGAAAGACTATTGCAGGAATACAACATCATCATTGCTATTGACAACAACGCAGCCAATCGCGCTGTCTACCGTGAATTAGGTATTACTGCTCTAGATGTTTCTGATGTGCCAGATGTTCCCTCTGATGAAGATAACCCAGATGAAGAACGTGCTGTTAATCAAGATGCACCTGCCTACATGCGAGCTGCTGCAAGGCGTGGACTTGAATACAACGCTGAGGGTCTAGGTGGCGATGGCTTAGTTGAGCGCACTATTCGTGAAGCTCGCCTAATGGCAGATGGTCAAGTTTCCGATGATAAGTGGATTCGCACCGCAGCTTGGATTGCTCGTCACTTAGGCGATCTAGATTCACCAGATGCAAACCCTGACTCTGACAACTACCCAAGCGCAGGGGTTGTGGCGCATTTACTTTGGGGAAGTGGGCCGAGCAAGCGACAGGCACAACGCGCTTTAGATTATGCACAAGGTGTTGTGGAACGTATCCGCGCTGAGGAACGTACCGCTAACGATTTACAAAACGAGAAATGGCGAAGTATCGCGCTAAACTTAAACAAGGATGAAAGGCAGTCAATGACCACCAATGTAGAACGCCGTGTTAATACCGTTGAGTTTGATGTTCGTAATGGGGAAGCATCTAGCGATGGCATGAGTTTTACTGGCTATGCAGCCGTATTTAACAGCCCGTCAGAGCCACTACCGTTTACAGAAGTAATCCGTGAGGGTGCGTTTAAGCGTTCTTTAAAGTCACGCAATGAAATTAAGCTGTTTATGAACCACAACACAGACGTAGTTCTAGGTTCTACACGCGCTGGAACTTTGAAACTATCTGAGGATTCACGCGGCCTACTAGCTCAGGCTGAATTGCCAGACACCAGCGCAGGGCGTGATCTATCGGTTCTTATGAAGCGTGGCGATGTTTCGTCAATGTCATTTGGCTTTAGCGTTCCACCAAAGGGTGATGCGTGGTCAAGCGATGGCGCAACTCGTGAACTGCATCAGGTTCGTTTGCACGAAGTTTCTATCGTTACTGGATTTCCAGCCTATGAAGCTACAACTGCAAGCGTTCGTTCTTTAGACATTTTGGCAGAACGTACCGCCGTTGATGTTGATGCTCTAAGCGATGCGATCTTAAAACTAGAAGCCGGGGAAACTCTGGATGCTAACCACGCTGATTTGATTAGTGAAGTAGTGCAGAAGTTACGCGCTGACAAACCAGCAGAAGCAGACATGCTAGAGATCAAGCGCAAGCAACTTGATTTAATGCTCAAAGCGTTCTAATCTAAATTCAAAGAACAGGCTCAGATGTGGGGAAGCATCTGGGTCTGTTTTTATTTGTGCCATAATTAGATAAGCATTGTGCGGAGCCGCCGTTGCTGCAACTGTCGTGGAGCCACGCAGAAACCGTAAGACCAATCCAATCAAACACTTTAGGAGTTACTATGTCTGACTACATTCGTCAGCAAGCAGAAGCTCGTGCAAAGGCTTGGGAAGAAGCAAAGGCTCTTCTTGACTCAGCAGCAGCTGAAAAGCGCGATCTATCCGCAGAAGAAAACCAAACCTATGACCGCATCATGGCAGACCTTGATCAGCGTTCATTAGTAATGGAAACCATGAAGGCACAGGCAGAACGCGAAGAACGCGCTGCTGAAGCTATGCAAGGTTTTGAAGCACAAGTTAAGCCAGCCGTTGCTGTTCCAGCGATTGACGAAGCTGAACTTATCCGTTCCCTAGCTCGTGGTGAGATTCGTTCCCACTCGTTCGAGAAGCGCGATGTAACAAAGGGTTCAACTGGCGCACCAGTACCGACCTCTTTCTACGATCAGGTAATCATGCTTGCTCGTCACGTTGGCCCGATGCTAGAAACATCAACAATCCTTAACACCGCTGGTGGCGAAAACCTTCAGATTCCTAGCTTGTCTGCTTACAGCACAGGTACAGTATCTGCTGAAGCCGCTGCAATCGGTGAAAGCGATCCAACATTCAACGCATTCAAGACTCTTGGTGCTTACAAGTACTCATTCCTAACTCAGATCAGCCGTGAAATGGTTGAAGATGCAGGCGTGGACATTCTTGGATTCCTTGCACAGCAAACAGGTAACGCACTTGGCTACGCAGTCAATGGCGCACTAACAACTGGAACTGGAACAGTACAGCCAACAGGTATCGTAACTGCTGCAGGTTCAGGCATCACTGGTGGAACTGGCGTATCTGGCGCATTCACTGCTGACAACCTAATTGACTTGGTTTACAGCGTTGATACCGCAGGTCGCACCCTTCCGGGTACAGGATGGCAGATGAACGCTCAGGCTATCGCTGCTGTTCGTAAGCTAAAGGATTCAGCCGGACAATACTTGTTCAGCCCATCCCTATCTGCTGATGCACGCGATCTATTGCTTGGTTACCCAATCTTTGAGAACCCAGCAATGGCAGCACCAGCAACAAGTGCAAAGTCGGTTATCTTCGGACACCTTCCAAGCTACTTCGCACGCACCGTTGGTGGATTGCGCCTAGATCGTTCAGACGATTACGCATTCCAGAACGACCTAATTACATTCCGCGCCACAATGCGCGTGGATGGAAACCTAATCCAGACTTCACATGTGAAGTACTTTGCTGGAGCAGCTTCCTAATTAGGGAACCCCAAAACGTAGAACCCCACCGGGAGCGCAGGCTTGGTGGGGTTCTGCTTTTATTTCAGCAGGTTTTAGGTTAAGGTGCTAGTACCTGCGATCAAAGGACTACCTGTGTCTAAACCCCTATGTATTGGCTGGAACTCTAACGCGCCTTGGGCTGCGACTGGTTACGGCACACAAACAGCACAAGTTACTCAGCGACTTAAAGAGCTTGGTCACGATGTTGCGATCTTTAACAACTACGGACTAGAAGGCTCTAACACCGACTGGGAAGGTATGCCTGTTTATCAACGTGGCGCAGACCTTTATTCAAATGATGTAGTGCCAGCGCACATGCACGACTGGACTCAACGCCACCCAAAGCAACCGCACGTTCTTTTTACCCTCTATGACGTATGGGTTTTCAAAGGCGATAGGTGGAGTGACTGGAACGTAGCAAGTTGGGTTCCAATAGATCACATCCCTGCACCGCCAGAAGTAACTAAGTGGTTACGCAATGACTTTGTAACTCCTATCGCTATGAGCCAGTACGGTCAGTCAATGATTGAGAACGTAGGCATTGAATCCCTTTATGTGCCACACGGTATTGAGTCAGTCTTTAAGCCAATGAAACGCCATAAGGGAACTACTGGCAGAGATTACATAGGCGTTGGTGAGGACAAGTTTGTTGTTGGAATGAACGCAGCCAACAAAGGCGTAAGCCCTAACCGCAAGGCATTTGGTGAGAACATTCTTGCGTTCTCTATGTTTGCTCAAAAGCACGATGACGTAGTTCTGTATTTGCACACAGACCAAATGGGCGCACTAGGTGGAATCAAGTTATTGCAACTGCTTCAATCCTGTGGAGTACCAGAGCATAAGTTTAAGTTTGTTGATCCTTACGTTTATCGCACTGGCATTGACCAGCAAACCTTAGCCACTATCTATACGGCTATGGATGTATTGCTTGCAGTTTCTTATGGTGAAGGCTTTGGAATTCCAACCATAGAAGCCCAAGCCTGTGGCACACCTGTAATCATTAGCGACTTTGCAGCTTCAACCGAGCTACTAGGTGACGGTTGGTTAATCGAGGGTCAGCCACTTTGGGATGCACCGCAGTCCTCTTGGTTTCACATGCCTAGCGTTCCCGGCATTGTTGATGCTCTAGAGCAGGCATACCAGCGTGGTCGTGGCAGATCAGAAAAGGCACAAGAGTTTGCCAAAGCGTATAACGCCGATACCGTATTTGAGGAGCATTGGAAGCCAGCCCTAGCCGTGTTAGACACTAAAGCCTACGAGCGACTATAAGCATGAAAATAGGCTGGTACACGCATCACATAGAGAATGCGCCTAACGTGGCTCTCGGTGGCTCTGTGAGTCCCACAGGGCTATTCACGGGGCAGTTTGCAGGTGGGGCAGAAATGTCAGACTACGAATACCGCTTGCAAGCACCCTTGGACTATGACATTGAGATTGTCACTCCACAGACATTTCATACACACGACATACACCAATTCGATTCAGTCATTGTCACGGGAACAGATGCGTTCACAGATGAACAGTTATACAGACTTTCAGAGTATGACCCGTTCGTATTTGTTCATCACTTACAAACTCCACGAGCAGGGCTTAACTCACTGATTCGTGGCTCTCGTTTATTCGTAACCCATACCCCGGCACACATGCGCAGAGAATTATCTTGGACAAAGCCACGCAAGACGGCACAAGTTCTAAGCTACTTCGATACCAGTAAGTGCTATGACCACATGGATAAGAAACCAATAGCATTGTGGGCTGCTAGGAATCACCCGTTAAAAGGTCAGCTACGCGCTCATGCTTGGGCAGCTCAGGCAGGCTATGAGTTCAAAGCTCTAACAGACGTACCGCGTGAACAGGTACTGGATGCAATGGCAAGGGTGGAATGGTTTGTGCATTTACCATTAGCCTTTGAGTCAGAATGCAGGGCAGTTATGGAAGCGGTGCTTTCAGGTTGCAGGATTCACACTAACGACAACGTAGGAATCACAAGCGTTGAGGATTGGCACGATGCAGATGCACTGCGCCACATGGTAGATAAGGCAGGCGATACATTTTGGAAACTGGTGCAGCAATGAGAATGCTTACAATCATTCCGACAAGAGGGCGCAACGATAACGCCATTAGATTATTTGAAGCCATTAACGCAACGGCAGACTTTACAGAGGTTGTCTTTGCCATAGATGCTGATGATGTTAAAACTTACAATGGCTTGATGGCAGAAACTGCTGGCTTGAATAACGTCAAGGTTTGCATTGCTGACCGTATGGGAATGAACGGCACTCTTAACCATTGGGCTTTGTGGTTTGCTCCTGACTATGACTACATCTGTTTTATGGGTGATGACCACTTACCGCGTAGTGGTGGTTGGGATACCAAACTTGCAGAAGCTATTGGCACAGAGCCGGGCATTGCTTATGGCAACGATCTACTGCAAGGCGAGAACCTGCCAACTGCCGTAGTTATGTCTAGCAAGATCATTAGGGCTACTGGCTTTATGTCACCGCCGGCCTTAAAGCATTTGTTCCTAGATAACTATTGGCTTGCTATGGGCAACGCTTTAGAAAACGTGAACTACTTGCCAGAGGTAATCATTGAACACTTGCACTACACAAACGGCAAGGCAGCACATGACGATAGATACGCAGCTGTAAACACAGTAGAAATGCACAACGGCGATCAGGCTATCTTTGCTGAGTACCTAGCCACAGAATTTGCTAACGATGTTGAGAACGTCAAGGCTTGGTAATGAAGATACTGATTACCGGGCATAAGGGTTTTGTTGGTCGCAACTTTGTTAAGGCTTTGCCTGATAGCGACATAACGGGCATTGACTTAAAAGACGGAAACGATTGCAGGGATTTCTTCAAGGACAACGCAGAACAGTTTGACCTAGTAATTCACTTAGCAGCCATTGTTGGTGGTAGGGCAACTATTGAAGGCGAGCCATTAAGCGTAGCCACAGACTTATCCATAGATGCAGAGTTCTTTAACTGGGTGCAAAAGACTAAGCCTAAGAACGTGGTCTACTTCTCTAGCTCGGCTGCTTACCCGATTGACTTGCAGAACTCACACCGCAGACACCGCCTAGCTGAATACGACTTGAATCTAGATGGCGTTAGGAATCCAGACCTAACTTACGGTTGGGCAAAACTTACCGGGGAATACCTAGCGCAGTTTGTAACTGACTCCAATGTGTTTATCTTTAGACCTTTTAGTGGTTACGGCTCAGACCAAGATGCTGACTATCCGTTTCCTAGTTTCATTGACCGCGCTTTAGCCGGGGTAGAAGTCTTTGACATTTGGGGTGACGGTGAGCAAGTGCGCGACTTTATCCACATTGAGGACATTGTTCAGGCTGTGCTTTGGCACGTTCAGACTGGGTACTTTGGCACGTTTAATCTATGCTCAGGCTTTGCCACTAGCTTCAATGACCTTGCCCAAATGGTCTGCGAGGAAGCAGGCATCAAGCCAATCTTTAATCACATAGTGACTGCGCCTACTGGCGTTGAGTATCGCGTTGGTGATTCGCATTTATCGCATCAGTATTTTATTCCGCAGATTACTTTGCGTGAAGGTATCCGTAGGGCATTAGCAGAACGCAAGTAGAATAGACCTAGACTTAGGAGTTACTTTGGCAATAAACAACGGATACGCAACTTTAGCGCAGCTCAAAGCCGCACTCAGAATTCAAGATGCCGTAGATGACAGCCTGTTAGAGATGGCTGTTGAGTCTGCATCACGAGCTATTGACGGACACGCTGGGCGTTACTTCTATTCATCTGGTACAGCCACGCGCTATTACGCAGCTGACGATTCTTACATTACCCAGATTGACGATATCTCTGGTACAGCAATAACCCTACAAAGTTCTTCCGCTGGCGATGGCGTATTTGATACGACTTGGGCAGTGGGTGACTATCAACTAGAACCACTTAACGGCAACGTAGATGGTCTACAAGTTCCTTACACACGCATTCGCGCTGTCGAGAATTACTTGTTCCCGGTTGAGTCAGGTCAGGCACTTGTTAAATTAACAGCCGTCTTTGGTTATTCATCTGTGCCAATCGCTATCACTCAGGCTTGCATCATTCAGGCCAGCCGTATCTTTAAGCGTTTAGACTCGCCGCTTGGCGTAGCTGGCTTCGGCGATCTTGGCGCGATCTCTGTTACTAGGGACATTGACCCAGACGTTGCACAGTTGGTTTCGCCTTATCGCCGTATGCGTGGCTTTGCGTAATGGCTCAACTATCTGAAATCCGCACAGGGATTGCCACTAACCTTGCCAGCATTACTGGGCTACGCACAGCAGCCGTTATGCCTGATAACCCAAGTCCACCGATTGCCATTGTTCAGCCTGACTCGATTTCCTATGACGATACGTTTCAGCGTGGAATGCAGACTTACACTTTTACAGTCATTGTTTTAGTTGGTCGTGTGGCTGAACGATCAGCCCAAAATGCCATAGATGCTTTCTGTTCTAGCACCGGGGCATCAAGTATCAAGTTGGCTATTGAACGAGATAAGACACTTGGTGGGAAAGTGTATGATTTAAGAGTTACCGATATGAGAGCTTATGCAAGTATCGCTGTCGGTGAAGTAAACTATTTAGCAGCAGAGTTCTTAGTTCTCTGCTACGCAGACTAAGGGAGCAACACACAATGGCGAAATTCGCAGCCACCGATTACAAGGTAACTGTAAACGGTACAAACTTTTCAACAAACCTAAACAGCGTTGAACTGTCTATTGAATCTGACGATCTAGAAACAACTGCTTTCGGTGGCGAATGGCGCACCCGTATTGGCGGTTTAAAGTCCGGTTCTTTAACACTTCAGTTCATGCAGGACTTTGGTTCATCTTCAGTAGATGCAACTCTGTATCCATTGCTTAACACCTTGGCTACCGTTGTAATCGTTCCAACTTCAGGTTCTGTTACAGCAACCAACCCTTCATACACCGCAACTTGCTTGGTAAACAGCTACTCACCATTTGCATCAAGCGTTGGCGATATCGCCACCTTATCTGTAACTTGGCCTGTATCTGGCACAGTCACACGGGCTACGGCATAACGCATGAAGATCAACCTGCGCGTTACTTTTAACGATAAGTCAGTTAAAGAAGTATCTGCTACTGCGCGTGATCTTGTGGCATTTGAGGACAAGTTCAGCAAAAGTATCACTTCTCTTAGCACCAACTTTTTTATTACTGACATGTTGTGGCTTGCATGGCACTGGTTAGAACGTCAGGGTAAAACCAACAAGACGTTTGAAGATTGGTGTGATGAAGTTGAAGAAATTGAAGCGAGTGAAGAAAGCCCAAAATAATCGGGTTGGGTGACTCATCCCAACACTGGTATTTGGCTTATCTTTCATGTGAAACTGGTATTGCTCCATCAGTTTTAATGGAAGAGTCTGAGCGTATGCTTTTCACAATGGGAATGTACCTGCGTTGGCGCAATAGTCAGGGGTAGTTATGGCGGCTAGTCAGTTCCTTACTGGTCGTGCTGGTGGTGCTGCATTAGTACCGCATCGTGGCACAGAGATTCAGGTTCAGATCGTTGGCTTGCCTGAATTCCTTAAGCGAGCTGCTGCCGCTGATCCTATGTTTAACCAAGAGATTCGCAAGGCATCTGTTGCTTTAATTGGGCAGGTAGTCACAGAAGTTCAAAGTCACGCAACCTACGCTGATAATCCACGTCAGGCAATAGAAGCCGCTAAGGGTTTTAGAGCTAGACCAGACCGCATCCCGGTTATCAAGTTAAATGCTTCTGGTGGCTTTGTATCTAAGAGCCGACCTAACCGCAAGCGTAAGCAAAAGGTAACCCGTGGCGATGTGTTCTTTGGCTCTGAATTTGGTTCTGACCGCCTACGTCAATTCCCACGCAGATCGCCTAAATTGGGCAACGGAAACCGGGGTTATTGGTTCTGGCCTACTATCGAAGCTATGGCTCCAAAGATCAACTCTGAATACATAAAAGCCCTAGATTCCATAACAAAACGGCTTGAAAGAATGTAGTTGATTTAGCGTATAACATCTGCTACCGTCTGAAGTATGTACGCAGTTAAGTGGTGGTCTGTCAAAGACAACAAGCCAAAGCCTTATGCCGATTCGTGGGCAGACTTTGTTCAGCTACTTTCGCATCACGCCTGCCGTGAGGACAAATACAAAGGGCATCTATACAGCCCAGTTACATACGTTGAGAATGCTTATCGTGGCAATAAGAACGTCATAGAGATAAATGCCTTTGTTGCTGACCTTGACGGTGAAGCGTTAGCCAATACCTTAGACAAACTGCAAGGCTATGAATACATTGCCTATACGACTTACAGCCATAAGGAAGATGACCAGCACTGGCACATTGTCATTCCATTTGATGAACCCGTACCTAGTCATCAGTGGTATTCAGTATGGAAACAGATGCACGAATTCTTAGACATTGTTGGTGACCCACAGACCAGCGACCCTGCCCGTATTTTCTTTGCACCACAACACGCACCTAATGCAGATCACCAGACCTTGCGTGGTCACGGTGAAATCATGCAAGCACCTGAACACCGCTATACAGACCGACCACCTGTAACCGTTACAAGGCGTGAGTCAAACCGTCAGACTGATTACTGGGCTTGTACCTGCACTCTTACTAAGAGATGCCAGAAGTGTGAAATAGAATTTAAAGACTTGGATTTGTCTAGGTACAATGGTATGAGTCAGAAAGAAATACGGCAGGATATACGCCGAGAGTTCTTGGAGTTGATGGCAGGTACTTCTGCCACTTAGGAGTTTTAGTGGCAAACACCGCAAGCAAGAATTTTGAAGTCAAATTTACTGGCAACACCACTGACCTCACTAACTCAATTCAAAAGCTACAAAAATCAGCAGGCAAATTATCAAGTAGCTTGACAAGCACTGGTCAATCTTTAACTAGAAGCCTTAGCCTTCCTTTAGCTGGTGCTGCTGTTGTCATTAACAATTCAATTACTGATGCATCTAATTTAGGTGAAGCACAATCAAAGGTCACAGCAGTATTCAAGACACAGGCTGCCACTGTTACCGCTTGGTCTAAAACCATGTCTGCTGCTTTTGGTGTTTCTCAGAGAGCTGCATTAGAAGCTGCTGGAACTTATGGCAACTTGTTCCAAGCCTTTGGCATTGGTGAAACTGAAGCTGCAAAGATGTCTAGGAAACTTGTTGAACTTGCTGCTGACATGGCTTCGTTTAACAACGTACCTATTGAAGAAGCATTGACTGCTTTGCGCTCTGGTCTATCCGGGGAAACAGAACCACTAAAGCGATTTGGTGTAGCACTCAACGATGTGCGCCTACGTCAAGAAGCATTGAACCTAAAGATTTATGACGGTCAAGGTGTTCTAACTGTCGCTCAAAAGGCACAGGCTGCTTACGCTTTAATTCTTAGGGACACTGCACTTCAGCAAGGTGACGTAGCTCGTACTGCTGGCGGTCTTGCTAATCAAAAGAAATTCTTGGCTGCACAAGTTGAGGACTTATCAGGTACTTTTGGCGCGGTGTTTATGCCGATTTTGATCAACGTAGTTGGTGTTATCCGTAATCAAGTTCTGCCACAGATGCAGAAGTTTATAGAAGCTTTTAAGACACTCTCACCTAGCGCAGTTGTCACCGCTATTCAAATTGGTTTCTTTGCTGCTGCACTTGGCCCGGCAATGATTGCTGTTGGCTACATGATCAAGATGGTGCAGGGTCTTGCTTCTGCGTTCCAGTTCTTAACCAAAAAGGTCGTGTTGCTTCCTTTGGTTATTTTGGGAATTGTAACGGCTATGGTCAAAGGCACTGATGCCACAATGACTTGGGGTGAAGCCACTATTAAAGTCTTTAGAGGTATTGCCATCGGTCTGTCTAAAGTGGGCAATGCTTTTATCGTTGTAATCAACGGATTCATCAAGGGTTACAACGCCTTATTCACAGGCATACTAAAGAACCCAAAGATAAATGAACTGACCTTAAATTTCAGTGGCTTAGTTTCAACTGTTGATTCTGCTGCTGCTGGCTTTACTAATTTCAGCAATAAGTTAAAAGAAGAACAAACTAATCTTTCTGCCATTGCTGCTGAAGCGCAGTCACTAGCTGAAGCAATAGATGCTCCCGGCGGTGGCGGTGGCAAGGCTGGCAAGTCTGTTGGTGGTGCAAGCAAGAACGCTGCTGAAAAGATTGCTAAATTAACTGAAGCCCTAAGTAGTGCTGGCGAGATTTTGAATGAAGCAAAGGCTAAGTTCTCTGACTATGCACGTTCAGTTTCAAGTTCTATTACCTCAGTCCTGAGTTTCACGTCTGCTGCTGGTGCAGAAACTGGAACATTCTTAGAGAACCTTGTTGCTCAAGCTGCTAAGGCTGCTGACTTTGGAACTAAGGTCAGGCAGTTACTAGCAATGGGTCTGTCTGAATCTGCCATTAGTCAGGTGCTATCGGCTGGCGCAGATGCAGGCATAAAGATTGCAGATGAAATCATTGCCGGTGGCGCAACCGTAGTAGATCAAGTCAATACTTTAGTTAGTGCCACACAATCGGTAGCTGATGCAGTTGGTGAATCTGCTGCTACCCAGTTCTACTCCGCAGGCGTAGCTGCTGGTCAAGCCCTTGTAGACGGCGTTAAGGCAGCCATTGCTGCTGCTGGTCTGTCGGTCACAGCTACTGGAACTATTGTGAATCAGGCAGGCATAGATCAGGTTAATTCTGCTATTGCTAAGGCAAAGGGCAAGAAGTCACCGGGTAAGACAAAGATCACGGATAAAGAACGCAAGAACATTATGGACTTGGCTTCATCTCTTGGCGTTGAAGTTCCTGCCTTTGGTAAGGGTGGCATTGTCACCGGGCCAACGCTTGCACTTATCGGTGAAGCCGGGCCTGAAGCTGTTGTGCCGTTATCAGGTCGCAATGCAGGTATGGGCAACAACATCACAATTAACGTGAATGCAGGTATGGGCGCAGACGGTGCTTCTATTGGTCGTGACATTGTGGATGCCATTAAGAGATATGAGCGCACCAGTGGCCCGGTATTTGCGAGCGCATAAATGTCTAATCCAGAAACTAAGGTCTACATTGCGTTTGACCTCACAGCATCAGGTGGTTCTTTCTTTGCGCTTGATGATCCAGTTCGTGGCGTTCTTGATAGCGACTATGTTCTTGGTGGCGATGTTCTGGTTGATGTTACTAACTATGTCGCTAATGCTTCTATTTCACGCGGCAAGTCACGGGAACTAGACCGCTTCACCGCAGGCAACGCATCAGTTACCCTGCACAATGACGATAGAACCTTTGACCCGTTCTATGAGGACAGCCCGTACCGTTCCCAGATTCTGCCTAGAAAGCAAGTGGTTATTGAAACCAACGGCATCCGTCAGTTCACGGGATACATTGACGATTGGGATTTAAGCTACGAGCTAGGCGGTAAGTCCTACGCTTCGATCAGTTGCATAGATGGTTTCTTGCAGTTATCCGCTACCCAGATTGACTCATTTACAAACGTAACTCAGTTATCTGGTGAACGTATTGAAACAATTCTTAACCGCCCTGAAGTTGCTTGGCCTGCTGGTGAGCGTGACATAGATGCTGGTCAGGAAACCCTACAAGCAGACACCGTAACTGAGAACACCAACGCGCTTCAGTATTTACAGCTAGTGGAGTCCACAGAACCCGGCGCATTGTTTATGTCTAAGGCTGGCGCAGTTACATTCCGTGACCGCATCACTGTTCCACCACTTGTAGACACGCTTATTTTTGCTGATGATGGTCGCGCTGAGTCTGTCGGATACAACAACATTTCCGTTATCTACGGCTCAGAAAACCTTTACAACCGAGTGGTAATTACTCGTGAGGGTGGAACGCCACAGGTAGCTGACAACCTTTTATCTCAAGACATTTATGGCGTACAGACTTTATCCCTAGACGGTCTGCTTTTAACTAGCGATTCTGACTCCCTAGAACTAGCTGACTATTTGCTAGGTCGCTACGATCAGCCAGAGCTACGCTTTAGTAGTTTGAACGTAACCCTGCACGACAAGAACACAGCAGATCAGGCTGAACTTCTAGCCGTTGAAATCCAAGACGTTATCAAGATCGTGTTTACCCCTAACGGAATACCGCCAGCCATTGAGCGATACGGCTTAGTTACAGGCATTAAGCACACCATTGGGATTGACACTCATACAGTCACGTTTGACTTTGGTT